CAAGCTGAACCACGATCCCGAACGCGAGGCGAGGGTCGACTGGCGGTCGTTCGGGGCCAAGGCCATCGAGCTGTGCGAGAAGTACGGCAAGCGGTACTACATCAAGGAGGATCTGGCCAAGCATCTGGAGGGGATAAGGTTTACGCAGACCGACACGAGAAAGGTGGTGCGATGATGGTTTTTGACGAACTGGTTGAGGTTACTGGCGGGTGGCTTGCGAAGGGAATCTCGGTTGGCAAACTGCGGAAGTTGCTCTCAGAACTTCCGGGTGATTTCGATGTTATGCCAAATCGCGTCGGCAATCTCTCCATCATTAACGTGGCAGGTGAGCAGGTAGGATACCTGGATATAGGCGAAGAGATGGTGACGTTATTTGGGGAGGAAGACGCATGATCCGACCGAGAAACCCCGTGCGACGGATGCTGGTGACCGCGTTGACGATGCACGAGGCCCTCGCGACCGAAAGGACGGTGATCCCATGAAGGCGCTTTCCATTCTACAGCCATGGGCTTGGCTCATCGCCAACGGATACAAGGACATTGGGAATAGATCGTGGCAGACGCAGTTCCGCGGTCGGTTCCTGATCCATGCCAGCAAGACATTTGATGCGGGTGGATATGCGTGGGCGAAGCGGACCTTCCCGCACATTCCCATGCCCGAGCCGTGCGAGTTTGACCTTGGCGGGATCGTGGGCGAGGCGAGGCTGATCGACTGTGTAGCGGACCATCCGTCTCCTTGGTTTGAGGGGCCGTACGGGTTCGTGCTGGCGGACGCGAAGCCGTTGGAGTTCCTTCGGTGCCCTGAGCGACTGCACTTCTTTGATGTGGCTTATGAGGGCTGAGGCGGTGCGGGAGGGCTGGGGGGTGACTCTTTTTTCTTGGCAAGATGGGCTCGTCGTGGTAGTCTGGCGACATACTTCTACATAGAAGCGTGTTTTGCAGGGATGCGCCGATGCCAGAGAAGATCAACGAGGGCATGACCTTGGTAGCGATTGAGGACGTGCGGACGGACCAGGCCAACGTGCGGACTCATAGCGAGAGGAACATCGAGGCGATCAAGGGCAGCCTCTCCCGATTCGGCCAACAGAAGCCGATCGTGATTGACCGCGATGGGGTGGTTGTGGCCGGCAACGGCACGTTGGAGGCGGCAAGGTCATTGGGATGGGAGCGGATTGGCGTGGTCTATTCCGATCTGGTTGGTTCCGACCGCACCGGCTACGCCATTGCCGACAATCGGACAGCCGAGCTTGCAGAATGGGACACGGATGCCTTGTCGAGCCAGTTGAACGCCCTGCGTATGGATGAGGACTTCGATTGATGACCTCGAAAAAATGGGTTTCTTTGTGGTTGGTTCGGGCGAAATGCCGGAATTGCCTTATGGGGATAAGGCACCCTTTCAGCAAATGACGCTTACCCTGCACGACGATCAAGCGGAGGGGGTCAGGCGGGCCATTGAAGCGGCGAAGAAGAATGGGCCGTTCATCGACTCCCCGAACGAGAACAGTAACGGCAACGCATTGGCCCGAATCGCGGAGGCGTACATTGGGCAGGGCTAAGGACATTATCGTCAAGCCGATTTCGGCGTCCGATGCGAACCGGATCATCAAGCGGCTGCACTACAGCGGCAAGGTGGTGAACAATTCGCAAGTCCATCTGGGCGTGTTCCTGGACGGGAAATGCGGTGGGGCATTACAGTTCGGCCCGTGCCTGGATAAGCGAAAGTTGATGGGCTTGGTGGAAGGCACCAAGTGGAATGAGTTCATCGAATTGAACCGGATGGCCTTGGCAGACTGGCTGCCTCGAAACAGCGAAAGCCGGGTGATTGCGGTAGCCATGCGGCTGCTCAAGAAGAATTATCCGTGGCTCAAGTGGGTGGTTTCATTCGCAGATGGTTGCCAGTGCGGGGACGGGACGATCTATCGGGCAAGCGGATTCGTTCTGACGGGGATCAAGAAGAATGACCAAATATGGGAGGCTCCAACAGGCGAGGTGTTCAATGACACCAGTGTGCGGCCCGGCATAGGAGGAGAGAGAGAGAGAGAGAGAGAGCCATGCGTGTTCTCGCGAATGTCACTCACGGACGGTCGGTCAAAGCGGCAACAAAGGGAGGCCCTTCGGATGCTTAAGCAGCCCGAGAGAGAGAGAGTAGTTTCAAGGATGAGTAAGACGAAGGCGAACAATATCCTGGAAACTGGGGCTTCTTCCATGAGGGCGTTCAAGGACGCTGGCTGGCGACCGAAGCCTGGCTTCCAGCTTCGCTACATCTACTTCCTGGACCCAACGGCACGCGAGCGATTGACGGTCCCGATTATCCCATTCAGTGAAATCGAAAAACGCGGTGCATCAATGTATCGTGGCGAAAAGCGCCCCGCTGGTGAAACGGTATCACATCCAGCATCCCAGCCGGAAGTTCGCGGTTCAACTCCGACGGCGGGGCTTTGCGAGGCATGATGGCAAAGAAGGGCCGAAAGCGAAAATGGCGGGATTCGTTCATTCAACTGGCCTATGAGTACGCGAGGGAGAACTACGGCACAGAGGAAGAGATTGCCGCTGAATTGGGCGTAGGCACGACGCTGTACTACGAATGGAAGGCTTCGAACCCGGACTTTGCGGAGGCAATACGTAAGGGGCGAACCGAGTGGCGGCGGAATGGGTGTGGGTCGGTGACGCGGTCCCTCTACAAATCCTGCGAAGTTTTGATTGTCGAGGTGCCCACGATCAGCAGGAAGAAGAAGCTGGTCAATGGGGTGATGACCGTAGTCGAGCAGACCGAGAAGATCGAGAAGCACGTTTTCCCGCCGAGCCAGAGGGCCAGGGAGTTCGTGCTGCTGAACCAGGACCCGGAGAACTGGAAGCTGAGGCCGGGCGACGACCAACTGAATGCCCCTACCGCGGCGGAATTGATCCGGCAGGCGCTGAGCGACTTCGACGCCATGCATGAGGCGGCAACAGATGGGTAATGTCTGGACGTCCCGCTGGACCTCATGCACGCTGGACCCGCGACAGCACGCCTACTTACACAGCGAAGCCCTGATGAATACCGTTCCTGCCGGCAGGCGAAGCTTCAAAAGTGAGGCTGCCAAGCGGCGGCTGGTCAGCAAAGCGGTTCGATTCAGCAAATTTCCCGATGGTCGATTCTTCGCATGTGCCCCTACCCAGCAGCAATCCAAGGACATCTTCTGGGCAGACCTCAAGGCGATGGTGCCGGACTGGGCCTTGCTCACCGGGCGGCGGGATCGCGACATCAGCGAGACGGAATTGACGATCAGGTTGTGGCAGGGGGCGGTGCTGAAGGTGGCTGGCCTGGATAAGCCGGCCCGGATCGAGGGCCGGGATTGGGATGGGGGGGTGGTCGATGAGTATGCCGATTGCCGGCCCGAGGTATTGGGCGAGCACATCTTTCCCATGCTGGCCCGAGGCGGCTGGATTGACGTGATCGGTGTCCCTGGGGGCCGGAATCACTATTACCGGCTGGTGCGGGATGTCCAGGATGGCAAGGTGCCGAACGCTGCGAACTTCACCTGGAAGGCGTCCGAGGTTCTGCATCTGTACCTGGGTCACGAGCAGGCCAGCGCCTATCTGGAGCGGATGCGAAAGCAGATGGACCCGCTCACCTTCGACCAGGAGTTCAATGCCAGTTTCGTGACCTTCGAGGGGCGGGTGTACTATGGGTTCCTCCAGGAGACTCACGCGAGCGAGCGGCTGCGATATGATCCGAGCTTGCCTTTGGTCCTCTGCTTCGACTTTAACGTCGCGCCGGGGATCTGTTTGATCTGCCAAGAGCAGCCATATCGGGGCGATCGGTTGGACGTGGACCGGTCCAAGCCCGTGACGTGCTGCATCGATGAGGTGTGGATTCGCAACAACAGCAACACCGTCCGGGTGTGCCGGGAGGTGGTCGAGCGGTACGGTGCCCACACTGGGGAGGTCTGGTGCTATGGGGATGCGACGGGCGGGGCGAGAGGGTCGGCAAAGGTGGCGGGATCGGACTGGGAGTTGATCGAGCAGACATTGAGCCCGGTCTTTGGCAGGCGGCTCTATCTGGTCTACAAGAAATCCAATCCCCGTGAGCGGGTGCGAATCAATGCGATGAACAGTCGGATTCGTGCCGCCGACGAGAAGATTCGATTCCTGGTGGACCCGGTGAAGTGCCCGCGAACCGTGATGGATTTCGAGGGGGTAGTCTGGAACGACAAGACCGGAGAGATCGACAAGACCAGCGACAAGACGCTCACGCACCTGTCGGACGCGATTGGCTACTACGTGGCCCAGGTCCATCCGCTGGCAGAGCCGGGGTTTGTTATCAGC